TTATTCTCTATAAAATAAGGACATGTGGACAATATTGCCATTGATATCTAAATCTTTGTCAATGACTGGTTGTTTTGAAAAAGTCATATCATACAACATATCGGTACGAATGATATTTGTAATATCTTGCATATGACTATTAATAAATTCATGCAATTGATTATCACATGAATAATTCACAACGATATCATCTTTTGGTAGTAATTCGGCATCCTTTCTCATTCGCTGGATTGCTGTCGCAATTAAACGTGCATGAAATAATTTTTCTGTTTCATCATCTTGAGTAATGTCTGCAAGGATAAGTAATTTTGATTTTTCATCAAGAACATATTCATAATGTTCTGGATTATTAATGATCGGAATTTTGGTAATATATTCAGATGTTAATCGATGATCATTATAAGTAATATAACCATTTTCATCAAAAAACTTAATGTCAGAATCCGTAACTGTCTTCAAAAATTCTGAAATTTGATTGCATTCTGTGCGGTATGCTTTTCCCATTGTTTTCATGTTTGGTTCAAAAGAATACTTAACATACTTATTAATTTGGTCTGTAGTAATATTTAGTACATTAATTTCAATAGTGATGTATTCAAATAATGGGATTAAATTATTTAACATTTCAGTATTATCAGTTGCAATAACAACTGATTTGATTGGTTTCTTGACTGTTAAATTTTTCGCACTTCGAATTTGATGTAGAGAATCGATTGCTAACATTAAATTATCAATATGTTCCATATCATCAATATTTACACTAAATTTTTCAATATCGGCATATGTACATAGATGTACACTTTCATTAATATTTGTTGGAGTAAATTGTTTCAGTTCTTGATAAATATATTCAGATAAGAATGGAATGATTGGAGCTACGACAATACTTACATTTCTAAGAACTTGAATTAATGTCATCAAAGATTTTCTCCAAACATCTAATGAAACTTTTCCTTTCAGAGAATCTCTGTTGATCTTGATGTATTTGGTATTAAGATCGTAAATAAAATTTTGCATAATATTATAAAGATTATAAATTGTGTATTGATCAAGATTTTTGATAAGATCATTCACAAATTTATTTGTTCTTCCTTTGATCCAATTATCAAATAATAGATTTGAATTTGTACCCCAGTCAAATGTATGACCAGAATGTACAAAATTACCTCCATGTTGTTTCAAAAAATTCATACTATTATAAAGTTGAACAATTGAATTCTTTGAAATATTAATGAGATTATCTTCATTGAATTTGATTGATTCCGCTTTGCAAATTGAAGAACTCAGTAAGTATAACCGTAATGCATCTACTCCGAACTTATTGATAACATCCATTGGATCCGAATAATTGTGAAGGTGTTTGCTCATTTTCTTTCCATCTTTTGCAAGTACCATACCTGTCACGATAACATTTTTGAATGCTGGTTGATCAAATAATGCAGTCGAAAGAATCATTAAAGTATAAAACCATCCACGGCATTGATCTTGAGATTCTGAAATAAAATCAATTGGGAATGTCTGATTAAATAATTCTGTATTTTCAAACGGATAATGAATTGATGCATATGGTGCGGCACCAGATTCAAACCAACAATCAAATACATCCTTCACACGATGAAGGATTCCTTTCCCTTGTTTTGATGGAATTGTAATAGGATCAATATTTTCTCTATGAAGATCAGTAATTGATCCTTTTTCTAATCCAGCTAATTGCTCGAGTTCTTGGATTGAACTGATACAAACAATTTCTTCCATATCATCAGAAGTCCAGATTGGTAGAGGAGTTCCCCAATATCTTCCTCGAGATACACACCAATCATATGTATTTTCAAGCCACTTCCCGAATCTACCAGTACCGATCGATTTTGGAACCCAATTGATTTTGTTATTATTAGCAATTAGTCTATCTTTGATTGATTCAACATCAATGAACCATTCAGACATTGCGCGATAAATTAGAGGAGTATGAGATCTCCAACAAAATGGATAACTATGAGTATGTTTGAATTTGGAAACTAATTTTTTTTCTGTTTTGAGTCTTTCAATAATGATTGGATCGGCATCCTTCACATATACTCCAACCATATCATAAATTTCAGAAGTATATTTTCCATTTGCATCAAGAGGACAAATCATGTTTTTTCCATCTTTCGTTGTAATATTATATCTACAACAAACTCTGAAATCATCTTCTCCATACATTGGAGCTAAATGAACGATTCCAGTTCCATTGTCGGACGTTACATAATCATCTTCAATAATTTGGAAAACATCATTATTTGTTTTTACAAGATATTCAAAATATGGAAGTAGTGGCTTATAATGTAGTCCAATTAATTCTTCACCAGGAAATTCTTCAAGAATTTCATAATAATCAGAAGAAGATTGTTTCTTTGAAATCTTGTAAATAATTGGAATACAATCTTTTGCAATAATATACTTTTCATTAGTTTTCTTATCATGCAAAATAACATATGAGAATTTCTTATTAACACATAGTGCTAAATTCGAGGGCAACGTCCAAGGTGTTGTCGTCCATACAATCACTTTTGATCCGTAAAATTTGTTTGACAATTCAATATTTGTCAATTCAAATGATACTACTACTGTATCTTCTGTAACATCTTCATATGACTCATTTGTTTCAAAATTTGATAGAGATGTTGCAAGTACAGTTGAATATGGCATAATCTTAAATCCCTTGTATACTAATCCCTTCTTAAATAATTCACTAAAACACCACCATACACTTTCCATATATGTAGTATCCATTGTCTTATAATATTTTGGGTATTCATTCCATCTTCCAACTCTTTCAAACATATTGCCCCAATCATCAACACAACTTAATACAATTCCACGGCATTGATCATTATAATTCTTCAGTCCATACGCTTCAATTTCTGATTTTGTTCGTACACCAATTTTCTTCTCAATTTCATATTCAATTGGTAATCCGTGACAATCAAACCCCAGCAAACGCGGAATACGATAAAACTGCATCGTTCTATGGCGACAAATAATATCTTTATTTATGCTCACACAGAGATGCCCAAAATGCATTTTTCCCGTACAAAAAGGCGGACCATCTAAAAAACTAAAATAATTATTTTTTTCAGTTTGTGCCTTAATTTTTTGATATACATTTAATTCCTTCCATTTTTGAATATTGGCTTCCTCCATCTTAACGATTGGATGCTGAATAGAGCTAGTTTCGTCTTCCATAGTAATAATTACTAATTTATGTATAATAGAGTTATTATAAAGTAAAAATTTCAATTTTTTGAATATATTCATAAATGGATATATTCAAAAAAGAGATGATGATATTGTTAACAATTAAATCACAATTTTTTGATATATTCATAATTATTTGGATGCATGTTTACATTCTACGCAAATATAATCGTGTTTCATTCTATTTCGTCGTATTCTTTCTCTTAATGCTGCGTATGTACATTCAAATTCATGATTTTTTTGACATCTAAATTTAAGTAAAGTTCTATCATCTTTATAATTATCTGATAAACAAGTTAAATCATGTTTTACACATATTTCATTAATCGCATTCAATCCAAATATTTCTTCCTTAACACATTTTGGACATGGTCGATTTCTTCGAATTCTTGTTTTCATTGCGAAATATGTATTATCAAATTGAAATTTACATATTGTACATTCGAAAGTTAATAATGAATGTTTATTTATAACTTTTTCTTTTTCAGTTAATAATATTAATTTTTGCTTTTCGATTTCTTCTTTAATTTTATCATAATTAATTTTATCTGAATTAATTTTCTTTTTTTGTCGATTGTGAATTTTTTTTATTATTTTATTTTCAATTCCACATGTTGGACACCAATGTCCACCTATTATGCTCGCCGCCTTTGTTTCCCATTCATGATTATTTTCACATCTAAATTTCATCATTGTATTAACACCAATATATGTATTTGTTAAACATACGCCATGTTTTTCTTCTACAATTTTTTTAATTTTTCTAAGCCTAGATTCTGTATAACTATAATCGGTTGTGAATTTATTTAAATCTATTTGTATATTATCATCAAATTTCAATCCGTATTCTTTGCATTTATTTTTTATATAATCAATAATATCAATTTTTGTTACTGTAAAAGGAATAATAATTAGTTTAATATTATTTTCAACACATTTATCTAATTTAAATTTATCCATTTCTTTTTGATGATCTACATCTTGTTGTGTTCGCTTATATTCACATATTTCATAATGTTGTCTACCATTATATTCGTATGCTAATTTAAGATTTTCATTATATCCATCTAATTCTAATCGTGTTTGATTATATTTTAAGAATTCTGGTTTTATTTTTGGGAATTCGACATTAAATAAATTTTCAAAAATAAATCTACATAATTCTTCTGTCAAATACGTGTGACATTTTGGACACCATTGATTTCTTGTCATGACATGTTTTACATCTGCTTCAAAGGTATGTCCTTGAGAACACATCCATTGTAATTTTGTACTATTATTTATATATTCAGTTGATACTAATTTACCACCACGTTGTGACGCAATTTCTTTAACTTCGGAAAGTATGTATTTCGCTTTTCGTTGTGGTAATTGATTATTTGACATTTATTATATTATTTAATATAAATATTATTTATAAAGTAAAAAATTCAATTTTTATCAAAAAGAAATAATTATTCATATTCATAATCGCATTCTATGCAGACACAATTATGTTTCATTCGATTAAATATTTCTCGATAAGAACATTCAAATTCATGATTTTTTTGACATCTAAATCTTGAAGTTATATTGATATCGGAATGATCTGTGTACAAGCAAGTTAAACCGTAATCTTTCAGATGATCTGTAATAAATTTAAAATCAAATTCTGTTTGCTCGGGAGATTTTTTAGATAATGGACTATTATTTAGTATTTTTGCAAGTCTTTCGGTTGTATCTAATGGACATATATATTTACTATTATAAATTATGGTTGCTGCATGTGAATTTTGATATTCAAGCATATATTGTCTATCAATAATACCACTATTTTTAGTATTTTCTGGAGATTCAGTACAAACTCCATCAATCATTCCGCACAAATCTACAATATCATGTGCACAAATATATTCAAATTTATGTCGTATAAGTATCCGTATAATGCTACGAAAAGTATTAAATGAACAATCAAATTCTTGATTATGTTTACATATAAAATGTAGCATTGTATCTTTATTTTTATATTCTCCAATAAATTCAATTTCATATTTTTCACAAAATGTTTTTAAAAAATGAATGTGTGGATTACATCCAACATATCGTGTAGATAAATTTCTAAATTTTTCATATGACATATTTTTAATATGTCCACATTTTGGACATTTTATTTCTAATATTGTTGTTTCATCAATATAATTTTCTTTAGGTGTCAAACATATAAATCCGCAATGTTTAATTTTATGAACAATTGTATCAAAATCCATTTTACAATATAATTTACATATATTATTTATAAAGTAAAAATTTCAATTTTTTGAATATATTCATAAATGGATATATTCAAAAAAGAGATGATGATATTGTTAACAATGAAATCACAATTTTTTGAATATATTCATAAATGGATATATTCAAAAAAGAGATGATGATATTGTTAACAATGAAATCACAATTTTTTGATATTTTCATTTTTGAAAATATTAAAAAAGAGATGATGATATTGTTAGCAATGAAATCACAATATATTTATATAAGTGGAAATACAAAATCTGGATAAAAATGTTTGATTACTGAACATGTTGATGTATATTCTTCGTCATTACAATCAACTTTTTTTTGACATTCGAGTTCTTTAAGTAAAATTTCTTTTATTGGTACACGATATCCATATTTTGAATAAAATATTCCCTGCATCCCTCGTTCAAACATCGTGATAGAATCTGAATCTTGAATAGATGGTAATAATAAACTTAATGCATATATAGATTTTTCAAGAGCAATTGAAAAACAATTACCGATATATTGAGCTCGTCTATCATGAATAAATAGTCGTATAAATCTCCAATTTTTTTCAACAGCAGTTTCACAAATTTTTATGGTAAGTTTTCTTTTTGGCAATAATTTAAAAACATCCGGGGTTGATTTAATAGCTTCAACAACTAATTCTTCATTATATCGCATACATTCTGGAACATGTGTTAAATTTAATCCATTTGCTCTGACCATTGCTAACTGAAAAATTCTATCATGCATTAATTCATCAAATTCTCTTCTATTTTTTATAGCGGTATGATTGAGTACAGCTTCAATAAATTCAACTGTATATTGATTTTCTGTCATAAATATAAACACTTGTATACTGTAATAATATACTAATACAATAAATAATTGACGAACTATAAAATTCAATTTTTTGATATTGTTAACAATTAAATCACAATTTTTTTATTGAAATTTGTAAATAATTTTGTTATCAACGATTTGTTCACCAATGAATTTTCCTTTATAATATAATTGTGTAAGTTTTTTACATTTTTTATTGATGCGTGGTACGTGTTTTTCTGTATAACAATAAACACAAGGCATTTGAATATTTGAATACATAAGAATAATAAATGAATTATGTATACAATTGAAAAATCAATTTTTTATACAAATAGCATTATTGGACGAATATTATTTATTTGTAACATAAAATCAATCATAGCACTCAAATATATTGTATAAATAATTTCATGAATAATATAATTTGTTGGTTGATTCTTCAAAAATAAAATTACCTCATTAACCATTACTTGATTTGTAATAAAAATCATATATAAGCATACAATTATAAGTGTATACTTTACAATATAATGCATTGTTATAATAATATTTTTAATCATAAGAAGTTATTAAACAGTTTAAAATTCAATTTTTTAGAAAAATTGAAATTTTAAACATATGATATGTTGATTTAAAATTTATTTATAAATAACTAATATGAATAACATATTATTTTCTTTCGAAGGCATTTATGATGGACAATCTACAAATGGACTCGCGAATGGATATGGAAAAATGATATATAGCGATGGTGATACATATATTGGAGAATGGAAAATTTAATGGTCATGGAACGATGAATTATGGAAATGGTAATATGTATGATGGAGAATGGAAAGATGATATACAAATTAATGGTATATTGACAATTCACGAACATCAAAAAGAATTCGATTGTGATCCAAAAGAATTAATAAAATTTAAAGATATATTTGAATGTCCAATTTGTAGAGATATTTTAAAAGAACCAATAACATTACTATGTGGTCATACATTTTGTAAATCATGCCTTGAACAAGTCAAGACACATTCATCAAATCCAAATTGTCCTAATTGCAGAATAAATATTCCACAAGTCTTACCACAATCTTCTATTATTATGAAACAAATTGTTGAAAAAATACGGAGCGAAAATATATAATGGATAATAATATGTAATATATTTTATAGTCATTTTATTGATATATATTATAAGTATACACCTCAAATAGTTAATAAATCAATTTTTATTCATCTATTGTGTCAACCCGGATCTTCTATTACTATAAAACAAATTGTTGAAAAAATACGGAGCGAAAATTCCTATATAAAGAATTATGAAATGTATTAATTATACACATATATAAAAATAAATTATGTCATGTTTACTATGTGACAAAGAAATAATTAACAAGGATGTGTATTGTGTTGACATATCGTCGACATCAAATGAGGAATGGTCTCATTTGTTATGCCCTTGTTTTATTGGTCCAATAGATATTTATCCATTGGATGATAAATTCTATTTCACATCATTAAATCTTGAAAATGCATGGAAATATTTAGGAGTAGCTAAAAAATTTATAGATGAAAATAAAAATCCAACAAATGAATATATGCAATGGGCATTTAATGGATGGATAAAAGAACAAAATAATAATGAAAGTACTGAACCAATTTATTATTTATGGAAAGGGCAGTATATTGGAAACATTGAAGCTAGATTTAAAATTTTTGCACCATTATATGTAGATGCAGTTTTAAAATATGCATATAAATCATTTGTTGTATTAAAAGAAATATATAATAAATATGGTTCATTAATAATTTATGATGGCTATAATTATTACAATATAAATTCTGAAATTGATTTTGAAAATATATTATATGATTCAAAACAAAAATTTAATTATATACATATATTAGCAATGATGTTGACAAATAATTTAATTTATGAAGAACCATTTAATCAATTAAAAATCATAAATTAAATTATAGTTCAATATCATCAGTTTCTTTATAAAAATATGTTTTTTTCTTATCAATTTTTTTGATATAATTATTTTGTTCTTTGTTTTCATATTTTTCTTTCAATCTTTCATATTCTTCATCAAATTTATGTAATTCAATAAATTGTTGTTTTTCTTTTCTATCATCATATATTATTTTAAGAGCATATCCTCCTTGATTAAATCCATTTGTTTTTAAATTAGTCATAAACCACCAATAAATATTAATAGTACAAATACTATTATTTTCAATATTTATTGAATTATCATTGACATTAAATTGAATTACATTTGATGATTTTTCTTTTAAATAATCATCAAATTTACATTTTCCATATGATGTTATTTTTGGTTTAGAATTATTTAATAGAGGTTCTATTTTTGCTGTAAGAAGTGTCATAAAATGTACAAATTTAGTTACATTATCTTTATACAAAATAATGTGTTTTTTAACATATTGTTTATCTGTCGGAAATTTACAATTACATGTTTCTTTTGTATGAAACTTTCCAATTTCTACTTTAACATTAATTTTTGGATTTACATTTATAAAATTTTGATTAATATTAATAGTAAAATCTGGAAATACAATTGAATCAATATCTAATTTTGGATCAGTCAAATCATATAATACTGATTTTGAAGCCATTTTTGTTTTATTTAATAATATAATGAAATATGTTATTAAATGTTAAAATTTCATTTTTTTGAATAATTGGTAAGTAATATTATTACTATTATAAAGAAAAATATAACTATCCATCCTGGGATTTTCTCAGTAAATGGTTTAATATTATTACTAAATCCTTCAATATTTGTTGTTGCTTTTATTTCATTCGCAATATCATCATCTGATCTTTTTAAAAACCAATCATCAAGAATGCCATCTCTTCCATATTTATTAAATTTAATAAGATATTTATTTAAATTATTTTTATAAACACCCAAAATAATTTGATACAATAATTCTAATTCATAATATAAATTAACAATTGCTAAATATAAAGTATATTGCGATTTATCTTTACTTAATTCAACTATTTTTCGTTTTATTTCATCTAATGTTTTTGGATATTGTGTATTAAGATCAGTTAATAATTCAACATAAAAATTTAGTTCTTGTGAATTAATATCTTCTAATGCTTTTGGATGTTGATTATTATATTTTCTACGCGTATCAAAATAGTTTGTTGTTTTAATACGAAGATATTTTTTCCAATTTTCTGATACAGTTGGAGGAACATAATCATATAAAATTGGATCAAATAATCCATCTATTAATTGGTTACTATTATTTGGATTCATATATATTATTAAAAGAAAATTAAAAAAATTGAATTTTTAATTATCTAAATATTGATCATAAATATAATAATAAAAATGACAGATAATAATTTTATAGAGTATGAAACGATTTATTATAATTTATATGATAATAAACCTATTAAAAAAATAGCTGGATTTGATAAAGATGGTACACTTGTTATACCAAAATCCGGTAATAAATTTCCAGAAAATGCAGATGATTGGAAATTTCAATATCCAAATATAAAAGAAGTATTAAATAAATTATATGATGATGGTTTTACAATTGTAATATTTACAAATCAAAATGGAATATCTAAAAAAAATGTAACAAAAGAAGATGTATTTAATCAATTGATTCAAATACGAGACGCATTAAATATTCCAATACATATTTTAATTTCAACTGATGAAGGTTATTATCGTAAACCATTTACAGGTATGATGGATTTTCTTGTTGAAAAAATAAAATTAGATCAAAATTTTGATAAAAATAATTCATTTTATTGTGGAGATGCCGCTGGAAGAAAATATACTGATAAAAAAATTAAAAAAGATTTTAGCTCATCAGATAAATTTTTTGCAAATAATATTGGATTACAATTTAAAATACCAGAAGATGTATTTAATCAAAAACAATATGTATATACATATTGTGCAAATCCAGTTGAATCATTAAATTTAATATCATATATTGGAAAACAATATTCAGATTTAATTCAAAAACAATTAAAAGAAAAAAAATCAAAAGAAATGCTAATTATGATAGGATTGCCTGCATCCGGCAAATCTACTATTTCAAAAAAATATTTTCCATCATATATTTATATAAATCAAGATACATTAAAAACACCTGCAAAATGTAAAAAAGAAACGATACTCGCATTATCAAAAGAAGCAAATGTAATAATTGATAATACTAATTTATCTTACACATCAAGAGAACCATTTATTGAACTTGCAAAAGAATATAAATATAATATTCGTTTTATAATATTAGATATACCTATTGAAATTTGCAAACATTTAAATTGCGTTCGTGTACAAACATCACATGGTAACATTAAAAAAATTCCGGTTATTGCATATAATATATTATCAAAAAAATATGAAGAACCAATTATTGACAACACTCAAATTAAAATGGAAATAATTAAAATTCCATTCATATGTAATTTTGAATCAGATGAATATAAAAAATGGTTTTTATCAAATTATGAATAATTATTTTATTAAATAAATTAAATATCAATGAAAATCTCTTTAAATCCATAACTATTTGTACGAATTTTATAATTGATAGAATCTGTTAATATTATCATACATGCAAAACATCCAGAATATGATTTAAATTTATGACAAACGGACAAAGGGAGAAAATTTTCATGTGTGTTATCAAATGGTTCAAAATTATGTCTTTCACGAACATCAACTTGATATTGCAATGATAATATTTGATCAGAAAATTTAATATATCCTTCTTCAGCTAATTCGTTGAGTGCCGTTTCATATTGTGTTAATTTTTTTGTATCTGTTTTTTTACTTGCGGATCCTCCAAATATTGATAAATTATTATGTGTATAATCCAATTCGACGGATTCTTTTGATATCAATTCCAGTCCACATCCATACCGAAATTCATCAAATATAAAACTTATATTTTTCAAAATTTCCCATATTTTTATCATCCGCGTTGAACATACCACTTTATCAATTCTTTCTTTTAACGTTTCGTTAGAGAATATATCTCCATCAGGTTGTATTATTATTGGGGCTGCACCTGAATGAAATTCTTTTGGAAAACTCTTGTTGATTTGTTCAATGTGTTCATTAGTAAGAAGTTTCTGTTCAACCATCCGAACCGGTTCATCAAAACACCAAACAAAATCGGATTCTTCGCAATATTTTTTTAATTTGTTTTTATATGATTGGTTTGATGTGCGTGATATTGCAAGAAGATATTCATTTCTAATTTGACGTTGTAGTTCTGTAATATGATCAGTTATTTGTGTTGGTAATATTGGTAAAACTCCACCAGGGCCAAGATTTTGTCTGTCAGGATATTTATAAGATGGTGATAATGAAGCTAATTTGGATTCAATATTTTCAATATTTTTACTATGATAATCAATATTATATTTTTTAATTGCAGCCATAGTATATTAAATAAAAAGAAAAGAAAATTTTGTAATAATATGTTATAATCATTGTAAAATCTACCATGGTTAAATATTTAAAAATTCAATTTTTATCAAACAAACTAAATAAATAAATTAAACATCAATGTAAATATATGGAAATCCGTATTCATTTTTGAGTAATTTACAATTCGTTGAATCAGAAAATATTACCATTGTTCTGAATTGAATTTTGTCATCACCATGCGAAACAGAAATTGGTAAAAATTTTGCAACTGTATTATCAAATGGTTCGAATCCATATTTTCTACGAATATCAACTTGATATTGTAATGATAAAATTGATTCTGAAAATACGATGTGTCCTTCTTCTAATAATTCTTTGAATACAGTTTCATATTGTGATAATAAGTTTGATCTTCCTCCTCCAAATATTGATAAATTATTATGTGTATAATCATAATTAACTGATAATGGAGATAATAATTCTAATCCACAACCATATTGAAACTCCGGGAATATAAAACTTATATTATGAATAATACTCCATATTTCTTTCATTCTGGTGGAACATTTCACAGTACTAATCCTTGATTGTAACATTCTATTTGTGAATATAGTTCTTTCTTTTGGTATTCGGATTGGTTCTTCACCAGAATGAAATTTTGGAGAAAAATTATTATATATTTTGTCAATTTGTTCATTCGTAATAAGATCTTGTTTGACCATTTGTTCTGGTTCATCAAAACACCAAATAAAATCAGATTGTTCGCAATATTTACCCAATACAATTTTTTGCGATGATGTTAATTGATGATTATGAATAGTACGAATATATTTATTTCTAACTGCGTGTTGCATGATTGTAATTTGATTTGTTATTTTTGATGACAATATTGGTAAAACTCCACCAGGACCAGAAAAAATTCTATCTGGAAGTCTATAATGTGGTAATTGTAACGATAATTTTAATTCAATATTTTCTGGTCCAATTTCTGGTTCAATTACTACTGGTTCATGTATAATTTCCATTTTCAAAAAATCATTTATATTTTGTGGAATATGATATTCATCAGAACCAATACTTGAAAATTCTATTAATTTTTGAATGAATTGTTCATGAATATTATTAAGATTATTCATATGTTTTTGTGAATCTTCAAATTCGAATACTTTAAAATTCATCCAAATTGTTTGTTGTGATGCTTCAAAATTAATAATATTTAGAATCGTTTGACAATAATTCTTATTTGTGTTTATCATCATTTGTTGACATAATGGATTCATGTTTTGAAATTGGATTGATTGTTCAAACTTTTCAAGTTGTTGTATACGAGGATCATAATAAAATTCATTATAATTTTCATTAATTTGATTTTCTACATGAATTTTGTATAATTCACGATCAGTTTCATGTTTGTGTTGTAAATATTCAATTTCAGCTTTTGTTGTTTGTAATTCTAGTTCTAGTTTTGCATCGATAAATGCAAAACTATTTTCAACATTTTGTTGAAATATTTTTGAATAATTTGGAAATTTTGATGTTGGATGATCAAACACTTCAGATAATTCATTTTTTAAATCACTAATATTTTTCAAAGTTGATTGTAAATAAATATCAATCAACGACATATAATAGATGTATTGTAAATACAAGATAGTTAATATTAAAATGAATAATGAATTTTATATAAACTTTATTTTTCAATTTTTTGATAAATGTTTGTTAAATTTTTATGATTACAATTTTTTGATAAATGTTTGTTAAATTTTTATGATTACAATTTTTTGATAAATGTTTGTTAAATTTTTATAATCACAATTTTTTGATAAATGTTTGATAAATTTTTATGATTACAATTTTTTGATAAATGTTTGATAAATTTTTATAATCACAATTTTTTGATAAATGTTTGTAAATTTTTATTAAATAAGTTTATTAAATAATAAAATAATATAATTCATTATATATTAAACATGAAAAAGTCTACTTTTATAATATTAATAATAGGAATCGTTTGTATTTATTTTTTATATAAGGAATTCATATCTAAAAAAATAGAAAAATCCATAATTATCGAATCAAACAAAGATGATATTCAGCAAAATCAAAAAATATTCAAAAATAATAATGAAGAAGATGAGCTTATTAATGATACCGAAATTGATTCGGCGATTGATTCTGCAATTAATCAAATAATAATACCAGCGACACGTACAAAAATATTTATGGATATTTCAATCAATAAAATTGATTCGGGAAGAATTTTAATAGAACTTTTTGATGATATTGTACCAAAAACTGCTCATAATTTTGCGGTATTATCTGAAAAAGCATATCCTGGAACTATATTCCATCGAGTAATTAAAAATTTTATGATTCAAGGCGGAGACTTTGAATATAATGATGGTACAGGTGGAAAATCAATTTATGGAAATATGTTTGACGATGAAAATTTTGATTTAAGTCATAATCAAGAAGGATTATTATCAATGGCAAATAGTGGTCCAGATACAAATGGATCTCAATTTTTCATTTTAACAAATTCGAATGGATCTCCAAATTTAGATAATAAACATGTTATTTTCGGAATAGTCAGAAAAGGAATGAATATTGTACATATGATAGAAGAAACATTTACAGGAGAAAATGATAAACCGATTGTTGAATGTAAAATAGAAAATAGTGGTATTTTAACTGAAAATGAATTTGAGAATGAAATGAATATGTAATAAATTAGCATAAAGATTTCTTAACATATGTATATAATGAATAATAGTGTATATGTTAAAATAACAATTTGGTTTATTGATATTCCACAATATGAATTATATTATAAAATATCAAATGAAACTTGGATTTCATACAAACAAATACTTGATAATAATTTTTCGATTCGTTTAAATAATATAACAGATGAAGAATTAAATGAAACTATGGTGACATATGAAGTTTTTGAAGATAAAAATGATATTGAAATAATAAATAAATTTATATCACGTTTTCCATTTGCATTTGATATTTTAGCATTAATTTATGATAAAGTTATTAATAAACTTATAGATCCAACATTAAATAATATTAATATATCAGACGATGATTCATCTGAAGATTATCAATTAACTGAAGCCAAAAATAATTTAAATGATGTATTAACTGATACTGAAAATATAACAACTATTTTGAATAATTGTAATAGTTCTCAAATTAAACAAATACTATTAGATGATCCATTTATTATGATTCGTGATCAAGATGTAATGTATCATACTGTGAATACAATTTTTATAAATGATAAAGATTTTTGTATGGAAATAATAACAAAACTAAAAGAATGTTGTAATAATAAAAATATTATGGATATGATTAATAATGAAACTGAAAATGATATACCATTATTATTCAAATTAATTAAGAATCTGGATTTTGATCTTGATTTTGCTAAATATTTATTTGATTTAGGAACTGATATTAATAAAATTGATCCTGAATCAAATAAAAATATGATACAATATATTGAATGTATTCTTGATGATGATTTTTTAAATGATCATTATAAAGAATTATTTACAGAATTATTAAATCACATCAAATAAATATATATATTACTATATTATATATCTTTATCAATGGGAATTGAAAGATTTTTTAGAGGTATAAAGGATATTTGGAAAACATCTATGAAAGAAGGATTTCATAGTAAAGATATTGTGATGGATATTTATTATCCATATCAAAAAATACCAGATATAAATCATTTGTTTTTTGATTTTAATTCAGTTATTCATATTATTAGTAGAAAATGTATTAATGATTTAAATTTATTATTAAAATATATTGTTTCTTTATCAAATAATGGATTAACAGAAAGTGATAATATTAATAAAATAATGGATGAATATAATTTAATTAATATATTTGATATAAAAAATATTGGAATAACAGAAGATGATATATATATTAATTTTAATAAATATTTTACTTTAGAAAAAATCAATTCAATTATTATAAATAAAGTTCTTGAACATTTATTATTTATTATTGAAAAAATATTTGATTCAAACAAATTGCAAACTATTTATATAGGTATTGATGGTGTACCATCTAAAGGAAAAATGATTGAACAACGTCATCGTAGATATCTTGGAAGTTTTTCAGAAAAAATGGAAGAAAAAATATTAAAAGAACATGAAGGAGAATTAAAAAATATTAATAATGATGATAAATTTATTTATAACAAATGGAAATATTTAATTAATAAAATACACTGGAGTAAAAATAATATTTCGCCAGGTACTGGGTTGATGCAATTTTTAACAAATGAATTAAATAGCAATATTTTTCATAAAAAATTAGAAAAAATTACAAATATAAATATAAATTTAATAATATCAGACTATACTGAACGGGGAGAAGCAGAAAAGAAAATTATTGATTTTATAAATTATAAACAAAATAATATCACTAAAAATATAACTGTATTTAGTCCTGATGCAGATATGATATTATTAATGATGATAATTGAAGATGTAAATAAAGTATATATATTACGCCATGATCAACAATTATCTGAGGATACCAAAAAAAATAATGGACAACAGGTGTATAATATTATTGATATTGATAAATTAAAAGAAGATACATCTAAATATATTATAAATATTATTAGAAAATTAAAATATACTGGAACATTAAATGCATCAAGAATTATTAATGATATTGTGTTAATATTTTCTTTTTTTGGAGATGATTTTTTACCCAAAATAGAATCATATGATGCAACAAAAGATATTGATTTATTATATACGGCTTATGCAAATACGTTACATATAATATTAAAACAAAATATATTAGAAGATCCATATTTAATAAAAAAAACTAAAATTAATAAAAAAATACATTGGGAATTAAATTTTCATGTTTTTTATGAATTATTAAAAATATTAAAAGATGATGAAGAAGAAATTTTAAAACGAAATTATTATGCTAATAATTTTCATAATTATTATAATTTAATGAAATATATAACCAAATATATTAATAATTTTAAAACAAAATATGTTGATATAAATCCATTTAATATAGATAATTTTATAAATGATTATAATTTTTCAAGAGATTATGATGAATTGCAACTTTTTATTGATGATCATATTTCTTCATTTTCTACTAATTTGAATATTTTTATGCCATTGATAAATAATATAATTGGAAACACACACGAATATGAATTTAAAAATTTTATTGACAATATAAAAAATCAAATTGATAGAAAATCATTATATTCAAGTCGTATTGCAAATAATACAAATATTGATCAAAATATTCAAAAAATACTTGAACAGCATAAAGAAAATTATATTGATTTCATAACACCAGTTGAATTAATACAAGAATTAATTATTTATTGCAAAACATCGACTAAAAATCAACTTCCGGCAATATCTAATTATATGAAATATTATAGTGGGTTTGTTCCAATATTTATAAGTAAATATAAAAATAAATATATTGGTTTAATACCATTTGCAACATCAATTACAGATCAATATTATAAAGATAAATATATTGGAACAACTAAATATGATATTGAAATATATAAATTTCACAATATGTTAGATGAATATAAACAAAAATTAAATGTTTCAACTATTGCTAAATTGGGATATAAAAATGTTGATTTAAATGAAATAGTTGAAGAATATATTAAAGGAATAATATGGATTGTTGATTATTATTTTAATGATGATTATTCTATTTTTAAACATTATTACAAATATCATAATTCTCCCTTAATCAATGATATATATTTATATTTAAATGCACTTACTACCGAAGGATTACTAAATGAAAAAATTAAATTATTAAATGAAGATATGCGGAAAGATTTAATAATAGATACCAAAAATTATTTAACACCATTAGAACAATTATTATTTATAACTCCATTTGATATAAATTTACTACAAAATGAAAAATATGAAGATAATATTTTTAGTGGAGTATTTGATAAAAAACATATTAGTATTATAAATAAATTTATACTTTCAACTAAATCTAATCCAGATTTAAAATCATTTTATTTTAATTTTAATGATATTATTGAAAAAATATATAATACAAATACAAATGATTTAATAGATTGTACAAATGCAAGATATTTAAATAAATGTATTTTAACACAAATGGAAAAAATGAATGATAAAGATATTTTATTAATGGATGAATTTAGAAAAAAAATGTCATATGAAGAACAAATGTCATTTTTAAATACTGATAAAATTTATATTGGTGGATCATTATTATTTATAGATAAAATACAATATGTTAAAAATACATTACATTATAAATATTATAAAGATAAATATAAATCAACTGGATACATTGGTGAAAAAAAATTATATAAAAAATATAAACATAAAATTTATTAATAAATATTATAATATTTATTAATAAATAAATTAAATAATATCTTTTTCAATTTCTTCTAATGGAATAGCTTTTACTTTCAGATCATTAATAATTTCTATTTTGGGAGTAATAATTTTAATTATTTTTCCATTTACTGTTTGCTTTTTGCGACTGGGATGTCTATCAATTTGTTTTGGTTGACTAGTAAAATATGTAGTAATAGCATGTTTTGGAATATGAATACTTTCTGCCGGATGAACTTTTTTAATTTTTCTAATAATTTCAAGTATTTTTTCATCACTAAAACTATATTTTTTATGTAGTAATTCAAATAATTTATGATAATCGGGTTGTTTCCATTCAATTGTAAGTTCTGAAATATCTTTCACTTTTGCAGATCGAAAATATTCTCTTGCTTCATCATAATTATATTTTTCTGGAAGTTTATATTTTCCAGATTTAATTTTTGGTTCATTTTTAATAATTTCATCAATCGATTTATATTGAGAAATTAATTTAATTGCATTAATTGGACCAAGACCATGTATTGTGTCTGTATAGTCACATCCTAATAAAATACATAAGTCTACAAATTGTTCATGAGTTAACTTAAGTTCTTCTAATATTTTACTAAGTTCAAATTCACGAACACCTTCATGTCGTTTACTTGACGTTAAATTACGTAGTAAACGAACAGAACCAAATGTTAGAAGATCCATATCTTCCGATCCTACCGCATATGCAGCTCCACATTTTGCTAAATATGCACATTGTGCATCAGCTTCTTCTGGAGCATTCACAACTGGTAATCCCAACAATTGCAAAATTTCTTTGCAATCTTCCATATTTTCTCTTGAGATTGAAACAGTTTTTTTAAATAATTTATTTTTTTCATCGTCGTCAGATTCTGATTCTAACTTTTCTTGCGCATGTATACGTAATTGTTTTCTATCATTTAAAGTACCTTGTTTAATAGCAGGAGGTTTTCCATCAAAAACAAAAATAGGTTTGATCCCAATATTTAGTAAACCTAACGTTTTGTAAATTATTCCAAAAATATGCGAAGTCATTTTTCCGTCATTATCAACAAGATCTTGCCCTGATCCACGAATTGCAATTACATATTGGTATATTAAAATACTTGTATCAATTGCAACTATTTTATCACAATATGATTTCTGATCTTTAATCACAACTGAATTAGGCGCATTTTTGACTATAAGATTATGAAGTCCTTTAATACCCATTATTAGTATGTCTAATTAAGTAAAAAGGCAAATCCTTATATATTAATATGTAATCAATATAAGGATTATACAGATTATTGCTTTTTCAATTTTTTGGATATAAATATTTAATTCAAAAAATTGAAAAAGTAATAATTAAAAAAGTAATTTAATATCAAAATAATATAACATGTATCAGAATGCAGCCTGAGTCAGATATTGGAAATACTGAATATAAACGTTCATTATCAATGTTTGATAATGAACATATTAATCATATAATTTCACAATTAAAATGGAGATTATATGAAGGAGATGGCGAAGCAATATATTTTATTGGTGTTGATGATAATGGTACTATATATGGGTTTACTGATGAAGATGATATGAATACATCTATTAAGGTAATTTCGGATGCAACATTTCAATCTGATGCTAAAATTTATAATTTGGAATATTTATATGAAAATGAAAAAAAATACATAAAAGTTACAATACGAAAAAATATGCATGAATTATATTTAAACGAATCAAGAATTGCATTTATTGGAGATTCATTTAGTGGTAAAAGTACTTTTTTGGGACATATATTATACGGTATGTCAGATGATGGTGATGGAAATTTAAAAATTTTAGTATGTAATCATCTCCATGAATTAAATACAGGCAAAACGTCAAGTATAAAAACAGGAATAATTGGAACTACAAATAATATGATTTATAATTATAAAAATTGTAAATCATATAATGAAATATGTAATATGTCAAAAAATATTGTAACATTTATAGATCTTCCAGGAGATTCTAAATATATTCAAACAATATTATCTGGAATGATGAATTATCAACCGAATTACTATTTCTTATTTATTAATCCAATGGATGAATTTACATCTGATAAATATAACCGAATTTCAATATATATTAAATGTTGTCAATTTTTGAAAGTAAATTTATCAATAATAATCACTAAAAGTGATTTAGCAACAAACCAAATAATACACGATTGCATTGAAAAAATTAAAAATATTCTTATAACAGAAATTACTATTGTCGACGAAAATTATGATATTGAATATCAAACTGAAAAAACATATTTATTTGAAATTTCATCAGTGACAAATTATGGCATCTCAAAATTTAATGATTTTATTATTTGGATATCAAAACAAAAATTTATTGTCAATAATAAAAATGCAATATCTAACACAGAATTTCATATTACTGATAAATATTATTTTCAAGATATAGGCTGTATTGTAGCAGGAATTATGTTTAATGGAATTATAGATATTAAAAAAAAATATTTAATTGGTCCATTTGCAGATGATGTTGATAGGTTTAAATATATTAATATTGAATCAATTCATAATAAAAGAATACCTTGTTCATCATTATTGGTTGGTACTTTGGCAACGATCAAATTATCATTCTTAGATAATACATATGAAAATGAAAAGAAAATTAATAAAAATATGATTATCATTTCTTCGGATATATTGCAAAATCCAAAAGAATCATTTGATGCAGATTTAACATTATGGTTTCATCCATCAAAATTACGTGTCAATTCAAAAATAACAGTACATATCAGAAATACAATACAACCATGTATCATTACTAATATTTATAATAATACTTGTGAATTATTACAAACGATGACTTCTCGTGTGACAATTAAATTTATGAAAAATCCTGAAAATATTTGTATTAATGATAAATTTATATTCTGTGATTTACCAATTTTTGGATTTGGTACTGTTATTATTTAATTAATTTTAATATTTGTTTGTTCTTTTATAAATTTTATTAAATCATTAACTGTTCTTGTGCCCTCGTATTCAGTCATTCCATCATAAAATAATTTAATAGTTGGCACACCATTAATACCAAATGTTGAACATGTCTTCGGATCTTCTTTACAATTATTTTTAACAATATTAATTTTTTTTCCATTTATATTTGAAAGTGCCTGTTCAAGTTTTTCCCACTCTGGTAAAAAATTAATACAATGAGGACAATCACTACTATAGAAAAGTATCAATGATGGAAGTTTTAATTTATCAATATCATTACTAGCTCCTCCTTCTTGTTCAATAGAGTCTTCCTCCGAATCTACTTCTTCTGTATAACCTCCTTCCATTACATCTTCTGTGTATAAATGATTATTTGGTATAGTATTATCATCAATACCTCCACCAGTTTGAGATTGTTTAGTTATATTTTCTGAATGTATAGTTGGATTATTTTTTGAATCATCTATTATAGTTTCTGATATTTGTTGGAATTGCAATACATTTTGTAAAGATACAGCACATTCTTCGATTGCGATTTCGGCTTGTTTACATAACCAAAAATATGAACTAATATCATAAAAATCTTTATCGGTTTTAGATGTATTTTTAATAAGTTGCAATTGGTTCATTAGTAATGTTTGTAACATATTTCCATGAAACACTCTCATTTGTGTTAATAAACTATTCATTTCAGTAATATTTCTTGATAAAAATGCAGTTTTAAAATTTATTTTTAATTTTACTATTTTATCCTGTAGTGTTTCATTTTGTTCCATATTAAAATCCTATATTAATAATAAATATTTTATTTCTTAATAATATAAATATGGATAAACAAAAACCAATTTATAGTATTCATAAACAACGATGTATTGGAAAATGTGTACCACCAAATACTCCATATATTCATCCAATATTATTAACACCATATGTTTCTATAGATAAAATAACGTGTCCGACAAATCCATATGTTGATGAAGAGTCGAAACAAATTGTTTTTGCGGATGAATGTGATGCTGGAAATAATAATACAATTCAGAATGTTAATTATATGGTTCCATTAAATATTGACGATAAAAACTTTTTAGAATTAATTTATAATATACATTCTTTTGAGGAAAGTATTATTTTTGTCCAAGAATTTAAAAATTTACCATATGCAACACTAGATCGAATACTAAATAGTAGTTGGATTGTATTTATAGATGAAATACCATTGATTCGAAATATATTTACTAATTTTTATATTTTTTTTATTAATAAATTTTGGAAATCATTTTTGATTCAATCATTTACTGCAACAGAAATATCTGAGATTAAAAAAAAACTAGCTAATAATGAATTTATGGAAGAAATTATAATGAAAGCATATGAAAGAATAAATGATAGATATAAATATAATAAAACAATTAATTATAATGATAAATTACGTAAATATATTAAAATATTTATTAAAGAAAAAATAATAGAATAAAATAAATATATTCTAGTTATATATATACATGTCTAGATTACCATTACAATATGTAGGTCAAATGCCACCAGCAAGTATTTTAACATCTGGCCCAATTCCGAATATTTCTGATTTAATTTCAATGCCTCAGATGTCTGAAACTCCATCAATGTTTGGTTATGATATCGATAATACCAATGTTACTTTACCAATTAATCAACAAACTCCTTATATGAATAATTCTCAACTATCCATGATGGGTATTGGTTATCAACAACCATTTAATATTGGAACAACTAATGCAGGTATGAATATTTATCCAGGAATTTCCAAGGGAATATCTCCACTTGGAACAGCTGCAATACCAGATGTTATGCCAGGATTATATGGAAGTAATCCAATGATACCAACATTACCAGCACCAATGACATCATATAATGCATATCCATATTTAGGAAATAATGTAATGCAAACATCATCAACACCAATAATTCCAGGAGTAACAGGTCCATATCCAAATCCATATCAAACCGCAACAAGTACACAATTAGCAATGAATGGTGCATTTGGAGATTCTTTTGCACATCCATTATTTGACACAAATATGCCATTAACACAGGGGGAAGATAGAGATATGAAAATTAAAATTGGTAAATATGTTTATAAAAAATTCTTGAATGAATGGTTTTATTCTGATTTCAAGAATATTTGTAAATATTTCAAAATTGATGATGGAAAAAATGTTAAATTTATTACTAGTTTGAGTGATTATAAAAAACAGCAAGATCATACAAAATCGTCAGTTGATAAAAAACTCGAATATATTAAAGAAAATTTATTCACCAAGAAATTTGTTGCAAGGATGATAGAACAATTTATTATGGATCATAATGGATTAATTCAATTATATCAAATACCGAGTCGTGAACTAGAAATTCGTGCATATATAATTGAAAAACTTAAACAAAAAATTAAACGTAAGATACAAAAAATTTTACAAAAAGATGATTAAAATAACATAAAGATTTGTTCAATAATAATAATTAGCAACATACTATTATTATTGTGTTATGTCAGGAGATAAAACAATTTTTCAAGAATATATTGAATATCATGAGAAATATATTAAAAAGTATGATAAAGATACAACTATAATATTAATGCAAGTTGGATCGTTTTATGAAGCATATAGTATTAAAACAAAAGGCCCAGATTTATCAAAAATTAGTAATATTTTAAATATTGTATTAACTCGTAAAAATAAAAATAATTTAGAAATAGATGAATCTAATTATTTAATGTTAGGATTCCCAACTTTTACTTTACCTAAATTTCTTAAATTATTATTAGAAGAAAATTATACAATTGTTGTTGTCAGTCAAGTAACTAATCCTCCTCATCCAAAGCGTGAAATAACAGGTATTTATAGTCCTGGTACATACGTTGAAGAATTAAATACAATTGATTCAAATAATGTAGTATCGATTTATATTGAAGAAGAAAAACAGATAAATAAAAAGAAAAATATAATATGTGCTGGTATGTGTGCGATAGATTTTACCACAGGAAAAAATGTGATATATGAATCATATTCGTCACAAAATGATACGGAAAATTCTATAAATGAAATTATTAGATTTATTCATACATATCAACCAAAAGAAATAATATTAGATTTAGTTAATTTTACTTTAATGAGTACTGAACAACTAATAAATTATTTGGATATTATTAATACTAAAAATCATATCAATATGTCTGATCTTAAAAATACAACTAAAATTATATACCAAACGGAATTATTATCTAAGATTTTTCAAACTAAAAATCAATTATCTATTATCGAGACATTAGATTTAGAAAATAAAAATTATGCTCGTGTTTCATATGTTAATTTATTAACTTTCGCAATAGATCATAATATTAATATAGTAAATAAATTGATACAACCTGAAATTTATCAGAATAATAAATATTTAAATTTAAGTAATAATGCAATGTATCAATTAGATGTTATCACAAATGGATCTGAAATAAATAAATATAAACTTGGATGTTCAATTAGAAGTTTATTTGATGTGGTAAATAATACATCAACGAGTATGGGTAAAAGATATTTGAAAGATACATTACTTAATCCGATTATAGATAGAAAAGAATTACAACATCGGTATGATGCAATTGAAAAAATAATTAAAAATAATTTTTATAATATTCTAGAAGAAAAATTAAAAAATGTATTTGACATAGAGAGATTACATAGAAAAATAGCACTTGCATTATTGAATCCATGCGATTTTTATAATTTAATGTCATCATATGAAATAATACAATCATTAATCAGTGAAATTGAGAAATATGATATTAATTTATATAATTATTTATTTGGAGATGATCTTATTAAAAATAGATTAAATAAATTTATTGAAAAATATGAAAAAATATTTAATTTAGAAGAAATGAGTAAAAATTTATTGAACGATATTAAAACATCTTTTTTTATAAATGGTACAAATACTGATATTGATAAATTACAAAATGAGATATATACATGTGAAAATTTTATGAATGATCTACTTCATGCATTAAATAAATATATTATTGATTCTCCAGATTCTCCAAAATCGAAAAATAATGATGAATTATTAATTAAACTTGAGTATAATGATAGAGATGGTCATTATTTATTACTTACTAAAAAAAGAGCAAATACATTAAAAAAAATATTATCTGATTCAAAAAGTGTTCAAGTGAATCAATTATATTCTGTTTCAATTAATGATTTAAGTTTTAATGAACAAACACGAGGAAATAATTGTAAAATTTTCGTTCCAAAATTAAATGAAGTTTCGAGTAAAATTATATTATTAAAAGAAAAATTAACTAATTTAGTTAAAAATATATATTTAAAATATTTATCAGAAATGTATGATAATTTTGGATCATTATTTAATAAACTTAATATTATAATAGCAAAAATTGATTTCTTAAAATCAGGAGCAAAAACAGCATCATTATATAAATATTGCAAACCAACTTTTGGAGAAAATAATAAATCTTTTATTAAGTTTGAAAATATAAGACATCCGATTATTGAACGTATATCAGATAATGAATATATTTCAACATCCTTACAAATTGGAAAAAATAATTTGGATGGTGTATTATTATTTGGTCTTAATGGAGCTGGTAAAAGTTCATTAATGAAAAGTATTGGATTAAGTATTATTTTAGCACAATCTGGATTATATGTTCCTGCCACTAAATATGAATATGTTCCGTATCATAATTTATTTACACGTATTACTGGTTATGATAATATATTTAAAGGACAAAGTACTTTTGGTGTTGAAATATCCGAATTACGATCTATATTAAAACATAATGATCAAAATACAATGGTAATATCTGATGAATTAGCATCAGGAACTGAACACGAATCTGCAAAAATTATAACACTTGCAACAATTGAATTATTATCATCCGCGAAATCATCATTTATAAGTGCATCACATTTGCATGAAATTGTTGAAACACAAAAATTAAAATCATTAATAAATGTGAAATGTTTTAATTTACATGTTGATTATGATGAAATAAAAAATACATTTGTATATGATAGAAATTTACGAGAAGGAAGTGGAGAAAGTTTTTATGGTCTTAATATGGCAAAATATATAATAAACGATGATAATTTCATGTCTATTGCAAATAATATTAAAAATGAATTATGTGGAAATGAAAAATCGATAAAAGAAAAAACGAGTAATTATAATAATACATTATATATGACACAATGTATGATATGTGGAAAAATTCCCAAACCAAATGAAATACCATTAGAAACTCATCATATTAATCCACAAAATAATTGTACTGAAGATGGATTTTTAAATAATAAACCATATATACATAAAAATCATAAATCAAATTTATGTGTACTTTGTAATACATGTCATGATATGATAGAAAGACCAATAAATGGTAAGAAATTAATTATAAAAGGATATGATGAAACAAGTACAGGACAAATATTAAATTATGAATATATTACAATAGAAGATACTGAAATAATACCAATTAAAAAGAGAAATACAAGAAAACATAGAGAAAAATAAACTTAAAAAAATGAAAAATTATTTGTTTATAAAGTTTATTTAGTATATAATTCAAACACATAAATATATATATTTATAATACAATGCAAGACACAGAAATTATAAAAATATTTAATTTAAAATATCCACAACTTAAATATCCATTAGATACATCTGTAATGTATTTTATATTTAAAAAAATTATGGTTGGATATATTGATGAAAAACTAATCAAAGAGATACAAAAACTTGAACTATCACAAAAACATATTTTAACAAATTTATTATGTATGTATGATAAATTTGATGCAATTAAAAAAATAAATTTATATTATGTTTCGAATAATATCGATTCAGATGATTTTGAAGAAAATATGACAAGTTCAACAATTAATAACAATTTATTAATATTAAATTCAACTGATGCTGATAGTGCATGTTATGGTATGAATCATAAACTTGTTAAACAACTATATTATGAAAATATTAAACCTACACAAGATGGAGCAAATTATGCGAGTGATAATAATGATATTGAATTATTGAAATTATTGATAACATGGAATATTAAACCAATTTATACTGCAGTAAATACTGCAATTTGGAGAAATTCACGTGGAGAAAAAAATACACTAGAAATATTACAAAAAAATGAAATTATGAATAATTGTAAATGAAAAAATAATAATAAAAATGTTAATTATATAATAATGAGTTATGATGAACGATTAAAATTATATAAATTATTAACCAATCAACCTAAAAATATAGTTATAAATAATAATGATTGTTCTATTGTTAATCGAACTGAAAAATCATTTAAAATAAATGATAGGAAATATAAAAATATTGCTAAAGGAGGTAGTGGAACTATTTTCAAAGTTGAATTATTCATAAATGATAAAAAATATGTATTTTCAATTAAAATATTACAAATTCCAAAACAGATTGCAAATATTTCAAATGAAGAAAATACAAGTGTAAAAGGATGGAAAGAAGTATTTATGCTTAAAAAAAGTAATCAATTTTTAATAAATAAACGGACACAAAATTTACCTTTTTTTTATGGTTACAATATTTGTCCAATAATCAATAATAATATTCAATACAATAATTTTATTTTATATAATGAACTTGCAAATGGATCATTTATGGATTGGATTAAAGAGAAACATAGTAGTGATGAATGGAAATCATTTTATTTTCAAATATGGTCAGTCATGCGATTATTACAGAAAGAATTAAAATTTATGCACAAAGATTTACGATTTGATAACATATTATATCATAAAATAAATAAAGAACAAAATCAAATATATTGGAAATATACTATTGATGATACCGAATACTATGTTAAAAATTGTGGATATGTATTTATATTATGGGATTTTGGAAGTTGGTCATCTTTAGATATGCTTGATACATTACAAAAATCTAAAATTAATTTAAAAGAATATTTTGAAACGAATCAAGATTTACAAAAAATAAATCAAGAATTATATAAACGAATACAAGCTTTACAAATAGAAGATCAATATACTTCTGATGAATTATATAATATTTTGAAAAATAAAGGATATGAAAATGAAATTAAAAAACAAATGAAAGAAAGTAATATTTACATTCAAAATAATGGAAAAAAAAGTTTCAGATATGATTATTATTTACATAGTTTGTTAGGATTCATAGTGATTGAAAATAATTTATATGTCGAATTATACGATGAAACAGAAAAGAAATTATATCTTCCACCTTCAGACATAAAAATAATGTTAGATCAAATTTCAGAAAAAGATAGTATGAAAAATCCTGATTATTTAATAGATAAATATTTATCAGAATATAAACAAGTTCATGATTATAAAGATGAATTTGTTATTTAAATAAATTATAAAAATTTATAATTTATTTAATATATTATGGAATAATTTATTATAAAAATTTATAATTTATTTAATATATTATGGAATAATTTTTTTAATCATTTCATTATAACTAATTGTATCACCATAAAATTTTTTTAAATATTCTTTTAATTTGGTAATAAATTTTTGATTATTTTGAATTTTTGGAAGTTCCATGTTCATATTCATAATATTATTAATTCCAATAATATCTGCAATATCTTTCGGACTTTTTCTTTCATATAATTTTTTAGTTAATTCAATATTTAAAGTTATGATTTTAATTCCAAGAAAATAATAATGATGTTTTGGATTAAATATCATATCATCAACTGATTTTGCTTTTATTAATTTGCATAAATTAATATTTGGTTTGGTCCAAGTTTCATGCCAAAATTTTGTCCCTTCCATTCCAATATCTGCAAAATCAAATGATGTAGATGGATCAAGAAATACTTGTGTGATTTTATTAATAAAATCATTTGTTTTAATATTTTTGGCGGGATATTTGGAAATTATACCATCTAAATCTCTAAATTGTCGAATACCATAAGAAAATAAAACTGCACTTGAAATTAATAAAAATCTATTTAAATCAATTAGATGTATATTTTGAATCAACCAATTTTTGTAAGTATTTAATAAAATATAACATTGTAATTTATTTTTTTCTTCAAAAAATCCAAAATATCGTTCTAAATTTTGTTTATCAAGAAATTTAAGTGTGTTTTCCTGATAATATATTTGTGCATATTCAATTGCTTGATAAAATGAATCGTGTATATGTATAAAATCATCTCCTCTTAATAATGGATCATTATTATTTGGAAAACATAATTTACGTAAAATATCTTTAAATTTCGCTCGACTACCACCAATTGGTAAATTATTTATATTATCAAAAACAATTATTTTAAATTCATTAGTTTCTTTTGTTCTATCACATCCAATATAATCTATTTTATCATTAATATCTTTTAATGTTTTTAATCGATGTGAATCAGAATATAATTGATATATTAATGATTTGAATCCATTTATTGATAAATTAAGGGTGTTAACATGATATATTATTCCATTTTCTTGTAATTTTTTTAATAATACATCAAATTTTGGGAATGCTTTTGGCCATACTGTAATTATAAATGTATTTGGTCTACATTTAATATATTGTATCATCATTTCATTGAAATATCTATCTGGTTTTTCGTGTAAAATATTATCTCGTGAATAATTTCGTGTAAGTAATTTGTTGTATAATTTTTTATAATAATTAATTGGATTTTCTTCATAATAGTTCATTAATAAACGTATTGGTTCAAGAAATTGATATGGTTGTATATTGTCAAACATTGGTGGTGGCTTATAAAATTTACAACAATATGTTGGATTTGTATAATAATATTTTAAATTATTTTTTTTAATTCTCTTTACATCAATATGATTATTCTGTAATATTTTATATTTATCCATATTATATTATATGTATATAAAATAATTATAATTCATGTATTTTATTTTCTGAATCCGTAAAAATGTAAAAACATTTAATTCTCGTAAATCCATTAAAATCACTCGATGATGCGACTGTGTATGCTCCAAAATTTCTAACAAAACACCATTCTCCTACTTCTAATTCAGGTAAATATAATTCTTGATTAATTTTATCTACAGAATCACAAGTTGGTCCGAAAACTATTGTTTTATATTTTTTTTCATCTCTTTCATTATATGGAAGCATTTCCGGTTTTTGATGATCAAAAATAATACAATTGAAAGAACCATAAATACCATCATTCATATAATAGCAAAAAGATTTTTCTCCGGTAGTTTCATCTATTTTTGATTTTTTACCAATTACATTTAATAGTAATGTATGAGATGTTTGAACGAAAAATCTTCCTGGTTCAGCATATAGTCGTAATTCTGTAATATCTGAAAAGAATTTTTCAATTCCAGTATTAATATTTGTCGTAATTTCTTGCAATAAAACCATAGATTTCTCATCTCGTGTGCCTGGAAATCCTCCTCCAATATCTATCACATTCATATTATAACCAATTTCTTTTGCAATGTCAAATATTTTTTTAGTATTTTCGAGAGCTTCAAAATATTGTGTTCCATTTTTACAACTACTTCCAACATGAAAACTAACACCGACTATATCAAGTTCTAGAATTTTTGCAATTTGTAATATTCGTTTCGCATCAGTTATTTCTGTACCAAATTTTTCACTGAATCTACATTCAGAACCCGCATCATTTACTTTAATTCTCATCAATAGTTTACATGTTGGATGATATAATTTTAATTTATGTAATTCATGTTCACTATCAAAAACACTAAAATCAATATTATTTGTTCTTGCATATTGTACTGAACTATTTTCTTTATATGGATTTGCATAAATAACTTTTGTAATATCTGGTATGATATCTTTTACTAATGACATTTCATTTTTAGAAGCAACGTCAAACCCAACATCTAATAATGATAATACTTTGCAAATTACTTTATTTGGATTGCATTTAACTGCGTATAATGGTTGAATTGTAGGAAATAGTTCTCTCCATAATTTACATTGCCGAACTACTTCTCCGAGATCAACAATATAAAATGCAGTTGTTGGAGAATTTTTTTCTATGATTGTATCGATCAATTTATAACTATCAAATGTATCCGGTAATATTTGTACTGAATAATCTTTTATTATTTTTGATAATCCACTAATTTCGTCTATATTGGCCATTTATTTTGTATTTGTATAATAATATTGATATAAATTTGTAATTGATTTTTTATCAATTTTTTCTAAAATAATATTAAAATATCAATATTAAATATATAATAATGAAAAAATCTCGTTCAAAAAAAGTATCAAAATCTCGTTCAACAGGTAGAAAACTAGGAAGACATTGTCCAACTGGAGAAATTCTAAGATCTGGTTATACTCGAAAAGCATATTCTAGAATATCAAAATCAGGTAGCCGATCTCGTGTTGAAAGATCAAAAGTATCTCCAACATGTATTCTTGACAGAGGTAAACCAGGAAAAGGTCCTAAATTATTTAAGGTAACAAAACCAGGATTACTTCGTGACGAAGGATATTCTCTTAAACGAAGTACAATGTCAAGACGTCATGCAATAGATCAAGCGATTAAAAAATCTCCATTAGGTGAAGATAATGGTAGACGTGAAGTACTTAGACATTTAAATGCGATTAGAAATTATCGTAGTTATAATAAAAAAAGTGCAGATTATAAAGAAATGTCGGACGATGTTAATTATATTAAAAATAAATATTTCCCAGAGCGCAGAGCAATTGAAAGATCTAGATCATTGCGTAAATCTCGTAAATCTCGTAAATCTAAAAAATAATTAAATATCATTAAGATTGATATATTTACTTACGCTTGTACTAATATTTTGTAAATTGGATCGTTTATATTTTTTCCATATATCATTTTGACAATAGACACATTTACATATTTTACTTGTATTTAGATATATCTCCATACAATCAATATGAAGATATGTATTACAAATTGGACATATTACTAATTTTTCTTTTTCGTTTTCTTCAATATTCATGTAACATATTGGACATAATTCATCACCAGTGATTTGCTTAGTATTATTCAATCCATGAAAAATTATTGTTTGATCGGGTTGTGATATGATATTATCATATTTATTTTTTAATTGTAAATTGACATAATCATTATTTTGAAAATTAATTTTATCGAATTGACTAATAATAAAATTAATTTCATTTTGATCAAATGTTAACGTATTAAAATAATCTGTTTTATTGATTGTATTTGTGATAAATATTGATGAGTTCGTATTTGAAAAACATTTTAATACTCTAAATAATACAAAACAACAATGTTTACAAACAACATGTTGTTTTGCCGCCCACGATTTCATATCCTGACACGAACAAAATATTTTATTTTTTTCCATATTTATATCAACGGTATATACATCTTGTTTTGAACCTGATACATCGAATGATAAATTTTTATTATTATTTGTTTTATTTAGTAAATAAAATCCTTCGCAAAAGATTTTATCATATCGTTTTTTTTGTTTTTCGTTCATTTTGATTGATATTTAATAATAATATTATCAACGAATAATTATTTCATTTTTTTGTATGTCCAATAAATTATGTGTATTCGTTTAAAATAATATAATTTATTATTTTGATATAGTATATATTTAAATGTCGAATTTAACTATTAATGTTGAATTATTTGATACTTTATATCAACCAATTGTTGAAAGTAATGATATTATTGAAAAAGATATCAAAATTTTGGAAAATTATATTAATTTCTCCCACGAATCTATTATTGAAAAATATAATGAAATTAAAAAATCACATAAAAAAATAGTTAAGAATTTACAAAACGCAATGAATGTGCTAGAAAAAGTTATGGAAGAACATCAGCAAATCCAAAAAGATTATAAAAATGAATTAAACATTAATAAATTAATTATACGCAACATATTAGAAGAAAATACAAAAAAACGAAAATTATTTAAATCAAATATTGAAAAAGGATTATTATTAATTAAAGAATTAAAAGAAATATTAAAAAATATTGTGGTACCATCAGACCCAGTTAAAGAAATAATTGAAGAGCCTGTTAAAGAAATAGTTGAAGACCCAGTTAAAGAAATAATTGAAGAGCCTGTTAAAGAAATAGTTGAAGAGCCAGTTAAAGAAGTAGTTGAACCACAATTACCGATTAAAATAACACCAGAACAAATGGATGAATTACAAAAAATAATTAATAACACAACACAACAAGTTAGAAATTTAAAACATGATGGTGTAATTGGTGAACGACGTATCGCAAAATAATAATATTAATAATATTAGTAATATTATTAATTGACACATTAATAAATCAATTTTTTATTCATCGATTGCGTCGACCCATGTCACTATTATATCTTCTCCATATCCTCTTTCTGTTAATGCTTCCCTGAATGTTTCTTTTGATAATTTTCCTTGTTTTAGTAATACATCATAAATATTCATTATTTGTTCGTTATCTGATATTCCAATTGTAATATTTTCATCGAAACCTACTAGTGTATTTACAATACGAGTGATTCTTCCAGTGAAACATTTACATCTTCCATTTTCTAATTCATCATATAATATTTTTTCTATTTCTTTTTTTGTTTCATCGTCAAATTCATTAATTCTCTTTACTACTAATTCAAATATTTCTTTTTCTGTCAACATTAACTCAGAATGGTAATTAATGCCATCCAATTCTTCTGGTATTTCGAATACGAGTTCTTTTCCTCCATAATTATTCATCAAATATTTGATAGATTTCTTTAAACTTTCTTGTATAGTATGATCATGTACATTTTGTCCATTATTATATATATTATTTTTATTTTTCAACATTATTCTATTTAATCTTGTAATATATATTGGATTTATTGGATTATTATAACAATATAATTCTGTTAAATTTGGATAATCTCCCAATTTTGTTATTTGATTATTTCTACAATTTAATGTTGTCAAATTCGGATAAACTCCCAATTCTGTTATTTGATTATTAGAACAATATAATTTTGTTAAATGTTGATAATCTCCCAATTTTGTTATTTCATTATCCCAACAATTTAATGTTGTTAAATTTGGATAATCTCCCAATTTTGTTATTTCATTCCAGTCACAATCTAATGTTGTTAAATTCGGATAATCTCCCAATTTTGTTATTTTAGTATGAGAACAATATAATGTTATTAAATTTGGGTAAATTCCCAATTCTGTTATTTGATTACAACCACA